AACAATGAAACAAAAAGTTGGAGGTGATTACTATTTAGAAGTGGAAGGAAATATGTTCCATTCAGTACATGGAGAACGACATGTATCAATAGGTCAAAGCAAAGGTGAGAAGGGGCAAGTACCGCCTGGCAATGATGTGTATGCAACTAAAGGTTCACAACACAAAGAAATAAACGGTTCTCAATCTCATAATATTGGAGGGCAATTATATAATGTTGTTGCGGGTGTTCCACCAGGAACTAAAAAGCCTGAAACTTTTGGTGTTTTCTTTAATGTTACTAATGGAATTGGAATGGCAACAGAAATTGGTGATGCTAATAAAGGATTTACATTGTCAACAGGAGGAGGGCCATTTACTATTAAGTCAACTGGATTTAATGTAGAATCTTTTAATAATATCAAACTAAAAGCCAGAGACAATTTCCAAATAATGCAGAATGAACCAGCAAGCAAGGACGGTGAAGCAAATGAATTTACTGTGATAACAAGGGCACCTGCTAAATTTACTCATGATGATACACATACAACCACAGTTAAGAAAGAGATTGCTCTTACAGGAGACTTAACAAGAGTAGATATAATTAAAGGACAGGATACATTAAAAATTGATAATCTTGATATTATGAAACATGATGATACAGCTGTAGATATTGATGTTACAGGTAATATGAACTTAACAGGAACAGTAGATGCAGAAGTTGAAGTTAAAGCAGGAGATCCTGAAGTAACATTAACAGGCCATGTACACCCACAAACAGGTGGTACAGGTGGCGACGGTGACTCAGGTGTTGATACAGGAACAGGAGTAGGATAAGATGAGTTGCGGATTATCAGATGCGGCAAAAGAACTAACAGACAAGTTAGATGAAATAGATCAAAAGATAGAGGATACATTAAATTCAATCCCTGGTATTGAAGAAGCTCAAAAATTTGCAGATGAATTAGAGGGAGAACTTAATACCTTAAAAGATAAAGTTCTAGCCAATGTACCTATATTAGGTAGCGGAAGTTTACCTCCAGAATTACAATCATTACAATCAGATGTTGAGACAGCAATAGGATATGTGATGATGGGAGTTAATGGAGTTAATGAAGTTAAAGGTCAAATGGATTATATTAAAGGTAAGTGGGGAGATGTTGACTTAGGAGACATAAAATCCATAGATGATTTATCAGATATGATAACCTCAGGTGCAGCAGATTTAGATAATTTATGTACTGCAGTTACAAACGCTATACCAACACCAGCTCCAGATAAAGAATATGAAATTAAAGCAGGAGACACTTTATCTCAAATAGCAGCAGATAATGGACTTACAGTAGAAGAAATAATGAAAAAAAATCCTAATATTACAGATCCTGATAAAATACAAGCAGGAGCAACAATTACAATACCAGGCAAATTTGATCCAGCAAATATAACAATAGAAGCAACACCTATTTCTTTACCACCAATAGATGTTTTAGGGGTGATGCTGGGAGATCCTTTTCCTAAAGTAAATCCTCCTAGATTACTTTTAACAATAGAGGGGCCTCAAAAAGCGGCATCAAATATATTTAATGATGTTGTAATCAATAGATTTGATCCGTAGTGTATAAATACTAATATGGCAACAAAACAAGAAATAACAAGAGTATATAAAGACATTGATATGTCTTTTAAAGTAAATGCCTTGTCAGGAGATATAGGAAAGAAATTAGACGGTAATTCGGTTAAACAATCTTTAATGCATCTATTAATGATAGCGCCATACGAAAGAAAATTTCATCCTGAAAAGGGTTCTCCTTTAGCAAATTTGTTATTTGAGAACATGACACCAGGATTAGAACAAACAATAAAGATAGCAGTTAAACAGGTAATTGAAAACTTTGAACCTAGAGTTCAAATAGTAGACATAGGTGTAAACGCAAATTACGACCATGAGCGATATGACATAATATTAAGATACTATGTTGTTGGAGTAGATGAGCCTCAATCGCTATCATTAAATTTAACAAGGTTAAGGTAAAATGGCACAATTAGATATAACAGAATTAGATTTTGATCTCATTAAAGCTAACTTGAAAACCTTCCTAGAAGGCCAAACAGAATTCTCTGATTACAATTTTGAAGGAGCAGGGTTAAATATACTATTAGAAATATTAGCTTATAATACACATTATAACGGAATGTTAGCACACTTATTAGCTAACGAAAATTTTATAGACACAGCAATTAAAAGAGAATCAGTAGTGTCTATTGCAAAGGCATTAGGTTATACACCTAGATCTAGACGAGGAGCTTTAGCTAAAGTTAATTTAACAATAGTACCACCAGCGTCTTATACATCTACAACATTACAAATAAATAGAGATGTGCCTTTCTCTACAACTGTAGATGGGGTTGCTTACAAATTTTATCCATTAGATACAACTACTGCAAATGCTACAACAGCAGGTGGAGCAGGACCTTACTTCTTATATGGAACAGGTATTTTACCTACAGCAGGCAATAAAGGATATTATTATCCTGTTTATTTAACAGAAACAGCAGCACAAACAGCAAACTCAGCAGGAACAGGAGCAACAACTTATACATTTACAGAGTATCCAGGTAAAACTTTTTATATTCCTAAGAATAATATAAATGAAGGTGTAGAAACTTTAGGCTCTACAACAAATCAAGCAGAAGGAGTAACAATAGATTCTGGATTAACATATGGCATGTACACAGGACAAACTGCAACCTCAGCAACAGAAACACAATTTAATTTTAACAGTTTAGCAATATGCGAAGGAACTAGAGTAGAAAATAAATTTGTAGTATCACAAGCAGCTTTACAAGGTCCTTTTATAATACCCAATAAAGCAATAGATACAAGCACACTAAGAGTTAGAGTCCAAGAATCTGCTTCAGAGTTAACAGTAATCACATACACAAAAGCAGATAAAATTTTAGATGTTAAAGCAGATAGCAAAGTTTATTTCGTAGAGGAAGGAGCTGATGGTTTATATCAAATAAGATTTGGAGATGATGTATTAGGAAAACAATTAAAAGCAGGAAATATAATTTATGTAGATTATATAAACTCTAATGCTTCACAAGCTAATTTTGCTAAAACATTTACATTGAACACAACTCTTTCAAGTACAGGAGAAACAATAACTTTAAAAAATGCAATCCCAGCTTATGGTGGAGCATTAAAAGAAAGTGTTGATGAAATAAGATACAATGCACCTAAGCATAATGCTACAAGAGATAGAGCAGTAACCTCTGCAGACTATGAATCTCTTATATTAGCAAGCAACTCAAACATACAATCTGTTTCAGTTTGGGGCGGAGAGAAAAACGATCCACCTATATATGGTAAAGTTTTTATATCTTTGAATCCAGTAGTTGGTTCTATAATAACAGAATCAGATAAAGATAATATTAAAACATCTATAATAGATCCTAAAACACCAGTAGCAATTATACCTGAATTTGTAGATCCAGAGTACACTTATATTGGTTTGGATATTAATTTATCATACGATCCTAAACTTACAACACTAAGTAAAGGTGAAGTAGAGGCCTCTGTAAACGGAGCTGTTAAAGATTATTTTAATAATGATTTAAATAAACTTAATAAAAGTTTCTACAATACAAGATTACACGATGCTATTAAAGATAGCTCAGAGTCTATTATTACAATAGGAATTACAAATAAATTACAGAAAAGAATAAAACCAGATTTAGCTGTGTCTAAAAATTATACAGTTATGTTCAATCAAAAATTACAACCTAGAGAATTAAACAGTTCATACTTTGATATTAAAGTAGGCTCAGTATTACATAAAGTTACTCTAGTTGATGTACCAGGTTCAACAGTCGTTCCACCTACATATTCAGGTACAGGTGTAGTAAATGCTATCGCTTTAGACGGAACAAAAATTGCAGAAATAGGAACTATTGATTATGACTCAGGTAAAATTACAATCCCTGCAATTATAGTTAATGCTTTATATGGAACAGAAACAAATTTAAGAATTAATGCAGTAACACAGAGAGATGTAAGGGATATTACAACACAAGCTCTAGTTAGAACTTCTGATACTTCTACAGCAGCAGTGGTTGCTAAACCAAGTAGAAATGTTGTTTTAACTTTAGATGATAGTATTCTTGATGCGACTATTAATACAAAACTAGGTTTAAAAATATCAGCAACACCTGAAGTAGAAGAGATCTAATGGCAGACTTTATACCATCACATTATAGATATGTATCGTCTATAACACTAACAGCTGGAGGAACAGGATATAATAATGTTCCTACTATTAGTATTGAAG